ATGAACGGTAAGATTAAAGAGTTCACTAACGCTTGGTGGTCTGCTGAACCGTATACACCCGCAGGTATCATTAGAGGTAAAGACACTTGGGAGTATCTACTTAAAGATGATAACCTAGAGACTGTCGACTATCCGTGGCAAGGTCTTAACAAGTTTACTTATGGTTTCAGAACCAAAGAACTGGTGACTATTACCAGTGGTGCGGGTATGGGTAAGACCAGTGTCGTTAAGGAGCTTGAGTCTTATATACTTAACACGACTGAGGATAACCTAGCCATCATTCACTTGGAAGAAACAATTGGGAATAGTGTCACGGGTTTGATGTCCATTGAAGCTAATGCTCCTCTCCACATCCCACAACACGCGAAAGAAGTGATAGGTAACTTAAAGGATAAGAAAGCAATGTGGCAGAAAGCTGTCGGTGATAAGAATGTATATTTTTATGATCACTGGGGTAGTATGTCTGAGGATTCCTTACTCAATGTAATCAGAACCTATGCTAAGTCTTATGACTGTAAGTGGATTGTGTTAGACCATCTATCTATTGTTGTCAGCGACCAAGGCGGTATCTTAGACGAACGAAAGACTATTGATGCTATTATGACCAAGCTGAGGAAGATAGTACAAGAGACAGGAGTAGGTTTATTTCTCATCTCTCATCTCAGACGACCACAGGGTAAACCCCACGAAGAAGGTGGACAGGTGAGCCTCTCAGAGCTTCGTGGTTCTGCAGCAATAGCCCAATTATCTGACATAGTTATAGGCTTAGAGCGTAACCAACAAGATGATGACCCTATCATTCGCAATCAAACTACACTGCGTGTAATTAAGAATAGGTTCTCAGGTCTAACGGGTAAAGCCTGTAAGCTACAATATGATAGTAATACAGGAAGATTAACGGAGGTACTAGAAGATGTCGAGGGCTTTTTTTGATATAGAAACTAACGGACTCAGACCTGATAGAGTACACTGCATATGTGCGATGCTTGATAACGGTGAGTCCACTGTTTATAATTTTATAGGAGGAAATACGTATGGAAACTTTCGAGACTGGTTGGCATCGGAAGATGTCGACACTCTTATTGGACACAACATTATTAACTTTGATGTTCCTATTCTGCGCAGGCTTAGTGGCTTTCGTTGGGATTTTGATCTTCGGGACACTCTCGTACTTAGTAGGCTTAGCAACCCTAGTTTAGAGGGTGGTCATAGCCTTCGCTCTTGGGGTGAGAGGCTAGGTAATTACAAGGGTGATTATCAAGGTGGTTGGGAAGAATATAACCACGAGATGTTAGAGTATTGCAAACAAGATGTTAGGGTTACTAAGGCTTTATATAAGCACCTCGATGAACAAGAAAATACAACGTCATCAGAGATAGAACATAAGACTGCTGATATTATTAGGAAGCAGACCGATAATGGTATGTTGCTAAACGAAAAACGAGCTTACGAGCTACTCGCTGAGATGAAAGAGAAGGTGCTAGATATAGAGGACGAGGTACACAAGAGATTTGAACCCTTGCCTGTATGGATACCACTTAACTTTCCTGATGGTAAGACTAAGAATAAAGATGGTTCTATATCTAAACGCTATCAGGCACAATTAGATAGAGGTGCTAGTTGGCAACACATAAGTGAGAGAACAGGTGCGGGTGAGACTCGGTGGGGATATTACGAGTATCCTGAGTTTAATCTCGGTTCTCGTCAGCAGATTGCTAAGTATCTACAGCACTTCGGGTGGAAACCTAAAGCGTTTACTGATAAGGGCAATGTTATTGTTGATGAGAAGGTTCTCAAGTCTGTCAACATACCTGAAGCACAGTTGATTGTAGATTACTTAACATTAACTAAGCGTATAGCTATGGTTAAGAGCTGGGTAGAGGCTATTGATGATGATACTGGTAGGATACACGGTAGTGTTAATCCTTGTGGTGCAGTGACAGGACGAATGACTCATTCCAAACCTAATTGTGCTCAAGTACCAGCCACTAGATTTGATAAGGATGGTAATATCTTATGGGGTTTTAAGGGTGGCTATGGCGCTGACTGTCGAGACTTGTGGATAGTGCCTGACGGATATAGTTTGGTAGGTTGTGACGCTAGTGGTCTCGAGCTGAGAATGTTAGCACATTATATGGATGATCATAAGTACACTGAAGAAGTAGTAAGTGGTGATATTCACACTGCTAATCAGAAGTTAGCGGGACTATACACTAGAGACCAAGCCAAGACTTTTATCTATGCGTTCCTTTACGGAGCAGGTGATGTCAAGATAGGTCAGGTTGTAGGAGGTGGTGCTAAGCGTGGTCGTGAGCTCAAGAAGAATTTTCTTGATAATACTCCCGCACTAAAGAAACTCAGAGAGAAGGTTCGCAAGTCTAGTAAGAAGGGATGGGTACTCGGCTTGGATGGCAGGAAACTACACATACGCTCTGAACATTCAGCACTTAACACTCTATTACAGAGTGCGGGTGCGGTGATTATGAAGAAAGCGTTGGTGTTGCTAGATACATATGCTACACAGTACAAGATAGATTATAAGTTTGTACTAAATGTGCACGATGAATTTCAATGCGAGGTCAGAGAAGACCAAGCGGATTTCTTCGGTGGTCTAGCGGTAGGGTCTATCGTACAAGCGGGCGAGGCTTTTAACTTAAACTGTCCACTGGACGGTCAATATAAGGTAGGTAGAACGTGGCAACAAACACACTAAAAAGTGGCTATCGTTTTGATAGAGTTAATTCTAAAGGTGAGGTTATTTTTAGAAGAGACACTAATGAAACTTTAGAAGATGTTGAGAAATACTTAAAGTCTAAAGGTATTGAATATGAAGTTAAGAAGGGTGCTTCTATGTTATGGATAAAGAAAGATAAATTGTATGCTTATTCCTATACAACTGGAAGGTGGCAGCCTTATGTAGAAAACAGTTACCCTAAGAAACATTATAGATCTAATGGAATAGATGATTTTATAACAAGGTTTACAAAGGAGGTACAATGAGTACAGAAACATTAGTTAGCGACATATATCATATGATTGACACCAAGGAAATTCCTGAAGGTGTGCCTGTCGAACAAGTAATCAATGACTTCGGTGAGAATGTCAAGGAGATACTTAGAAATAATATTACAGAACACAAGTTTGATAGACGTAAACTTCGTATGTCTAACATAGGTAAGAAGGATAGACAACTGTGGTATTCCTACAACGGGTACAAGGGTGAGGAGCTTATGCCTCACACCCGTATCAAGTTTCTCTATGGTCATTTGATTGAAGAGATGGTACTAGCACTAACTAAACTCGCAGGTCACGATGTTACTGATGAACAGAAGAGAGCAGAGGTAGAAGGTATTAAAGGTTCTATGGACTGTAAGATAGACGGCATAGTGACTGATGTTAAGTCATCGTCACCTTATGGGTTCAAGAAATTCAAGGATGGCTCTCTTATTAATGATGATCCATTTGGATACGTAGATCAAATCAAAGGCTATGCTTATTCAGAGGGTGCGACAGAGATGGGCTGGTTAGTTATGGATAAGACCAACGGACATCTGACATACCTGAAGTATGATTTGGAGGATGAGTCTCAGTGGTACTGGACTAAGCTAAACTTCTTCTCGATAGTAGAAAGGATTAAGGCTATCAAGAATGTAGTCAAATCACCCGAGCCACCCAAGAGATGTTATGAGCTAGTCCCCGATGGTAAGTCGGGCAATATGAAACTGGGTGTCGGCTGTAGTTACTGTGCTTACAAGCACGAGTGTTGGGGTAAAGACCTCAGAACATTTATCTATGCTAATGGACCACGCTATTTGGCTAAGACCGTAAATACTCCTAACGTTATAGAGGTGGACAAAGATGGCAATAAAGTTTCGGTCTAAGTTAGAGAAGGAATGTTATCTAGAACTAGGTAAAGAATGGAAGTATGAGCCCTGTAGGTTAGCCTATACGATACGAAAGAACTACACCCCTGACTTTGTTAAGGGTAAGTTTTATATCGAGGTTAAAGGGTTCTTCAGGAGTGGGGACAGACAGAAGTATAGGTCTATTGCTGAACAATTAAATTTTGAGGGTAAGGAACTAATCTTCTTAATGCCACGCCCTGATTCCAAAGTAGCTAAGGGGAATAAGATTACTTACACTCAGTGGTGTGCTAAGTATGACATTAAAATATTTTCCACTAAACAAATAAAGGAGCTTAAAGAATGGACAAAGAATTAGAAGTTTCTTACAAAGGAGTATTACACACACCAAAAGATGTCACCGGTGACAACATTAATCCTAGCCATTACAAGCAAGGAAAGATTGAGGTCATAGATTTTATTATAGACCAGAAGATGGATTACCTAACCTCCAATATCGCAAAGTATATTTGCAGATGGAGGTTCAAGGATGGTGTGTGTGACTTGAAGAAGGCTAAGTGGTACTTGGATAAACTCATAGAGCAAGAGGAGGGGAAGGATGGCTCTGACCCTGAATGAATTAAAAGAACGTATAGTTCAAGAGAACATAGACCCTTGTACTCTGTGTGAGATATTAGATATTGAAACAAAAGATATTTTACACGAGTTCGAGGATAAATTAATTTCAAAAAGAGAGGAGTTTGCAGATGTTGATGATATCAACTGAGAACTTCATACTATTAATGTCATCCATATTAATAATGGGTGCGTTGATACTATGGAGACACGGTGCTAAGTGCTATGACAGAGGAATAACAGATGCTATTCTTATGCACAGGAATGGAAGATTAAAATATAATACTTACTTAGATGATAAGGGCGAGAAGATGGTTAACATTGAAATAGAAGCCGTGGATGAAGACTAAGCCATATATAATAAAGAACAAACTAAAGTATGCCCTAAGACACAGAAGGCTGTGGCATACTAAAGTAATGATTAACAGAAAGAAAGAACAAAAAAAGAGAGGAGACCCTATTGAAGACACTACCGAATGATTATCAAAATTTTATAGCACTCAGCAGATATGCTAGGTGGTTACCCGAAGAAAACAGACGAGAGACTTGGGAAGAGACTGTCGCTCGTTACTTCGATTTTATGGAGGAACACCTGAAAGAAAATACTAATCAGGAATTAGTTCCTAAGACTAGGAAGATGCTGGAAGAAGCGGTACTGAACCTTGAGGTTATGCCTAGTATGAGGGCGCTGATGACAGCAGGTCCAGCACTAGAGAAGAATCATATAGCTGGTTACAACTGTGCCTACCTGAGTGTAGACCACCCGAAGGCATTCGATGAGTGCTTATACATTCTTATGCACGGCACTGGTGTAGGCTTCAGTGTCGAAAGACAATTCATCAATAAACTGCCAGAGATACCTGAGCAGGTAGTAGAGGTTGACGATACTATTGTGGTACAGGATAGCAAGGAAGGCTGGCAGTCATCATTCAGAAAACTAATCAGTTATTTATTTGATGGTGAGATACCTAATTGGGACACATCTAAAATAAGAGCCAAGGGGTCAAGGCTTAACACGTTTGGTGGTAGAGCCAGTGGTCCTGAACCACTACTTGATTTGTTTCACTTCTCTACTAACATCTTTAGTAATGCCGCGGGTAGGAAACTAAATTCATACGAGTGTCACAGACTGATGTGTAAGATAGCAGAGGTTGTAGTAGTTGGGGGTGTTCGTAGGTCAGCACTTATCAGTCTATCTAATCTAACTGATGACAGGATGCGTAATGCTAAGACTGGTCAGTGGTGGATAGACACTCCAGAAATGGCACTGAGTAATAACTCTGTCTGCTATACAGAGAAACCTGATATGGGTATATTTATGAAGGAATGGATAGCACTCTATGATTCTAAATCAGGTGAGCGTGGCATCTTCAATAGAGAAGCCGCAATAAAACAGGTGGCTAAGAGTGGTAGGAGAGATACCGAACACGAGTTTGGATGTAACCCCTGCTCAGAGATTATACTCAGGGATGGACAGTTCTGTAATCTGACGGAGGTGGTGATCAGAGCAGAAGATACACAGAAGGACATCAAAAGAAAGGTCAGACTTGCTACTATTTTAGGTACATTTCAAGCATCTTTGACTAACCTCAGAAGATTAAGGAAGAAATGGACAGTAAATACAGAAGAAGAGGCTTTGCTCGGGGTGTCATTAACTGGTATAATGGATAATACTTTTATGAACGGAAATAATAAAGGTGTGGCTATGTGCGAATGGAACAGTGGCAAACTAAGTCTTCCAGATTTTCTGTTATCCTTAAAGAGAGAAGCAATAAAGACTAATAAGGAATGGGCTGGTTTATTAGGAATCAATCATTCTACGTCTATTACCGCTATAAAACCTAGTGGTACTGTCAGTCAACTGGTGGACTCAGCGTCAGGTATTCATCCGAGACACAATGATTACTACTTGCGTAGGGTTAGGGCGGACATTAAAGACCCTATCGCACAACTGATGAAGGACGAGGGTGTGCCTTGCGAGCCTGATGTTATGAAACCAGACAGCGTTAGTGTGTTTACATTTCCTATGAAAGCACCTAAGGATGCAGTATTGAGAGATGATAAGACAGCTATAGAACAGTTAGAACTATGGCTCATCTATCAGACATACTACTGTGAACATAAACCTAGCGTAACTATCAGCGTGTGTGAACACGAATGGATGCAAGTTGGTGCGTGGGTGTACGAGAATTTTGATAAAATTAGTGGTGTTTCGTTCTTACCACACTCAGACCACAGTTATCAACAAGCTCCATATGAGGACTGTACTGAGGAAGTTTATCTTGAGGCTCTTGCTACTATGCCTGATTCTGTTAACTGGGATAGAATCAAAGAATACGAACTCTCAGACACTACAAGAGGTATGAAAACTATGGCGTGTACTGGGGATGTATGTGAAATGGTAGATTTAACTGAAGAAGATAGGGATATAGAATGAACTTTATAAAACAATATTTATTGGTATTTTTAGTGTGTATGTTATTTGCTATATTATTAGCAGGGTGTGATACTATTGATAATAAGATAGACTTAATGAAAAGTGAACATCAGCTTACGTGTTCACCAGCAGATTCATCTATGTGTGTAGGGTGGGAGGTATGAAACTGGTGTTTAATTTTCTTTATTTATTATTAGCATCAACTAGTACAGGCTGTCTAATCTATGTTGTTATGTGGCTAGAGGCTCTGAGAAAAGGATGGTTGGTGTGAAAGAGAAGTATGGTCGGGCAGTTATGACAGTATCTGAACAAATGCAAGAAGAATTAGAACCACTATCAGAATCACTACCAGATTTAGGTGAAGAAGCTGAAGATGAAATCTTAATATCTACTGGAAAGATTGATTCCGTTGATGAAAAATTAATGGAGTGTGTATATAAAAAAGAACTAGGTTCTGACTTTGAAACAACGGATAGTGGCGTAGCCATTGGAGTTCATAAGGCGTGTTTATATGAAAGTAAATTTAGTTAGGAAACTTTGGAAAGAGAGGGTGCAGATACCTATCCTACAGAAACAAGTAGATAAAACACTGCGAGAGATAGATGTTAAACTTAACAATAAAAGGAGTAAAAAACAAATGAAAGAATATATAGATAAGGTTCTAAAGAATAAGTCGCTGACGGTGTTCCTTGCGATTGTTGCGGTGGTGTTGTTATTTAGTTGGATCGAAGGATAATAAACAAACTCCATCTAAAAAACACTTGGGGTCTCGTTCAAATGGGCGGGACTTCCCAACGTTATACGCAAATCAGGAGTAACGATACTAATATACAACATATAAAGGAGAGAGAGAGAATGAATGAAGACTTTACTAAAGACTTA